CGGCGGTTCGGAAGATTTCCAGCTTGAATAAACCAGATACTTTTTTGTTGAGTGATTCTAAATGCGCAGCTAATTCACGAGTGCCAGTTTTGACACCCTCGGAATTCATCGCAATGTTGATTGTGCCTTCAGCTTGTTTTTGGGCCATAGTCTATTTATTCCGGTAAGGCTCGAAACTCTTGGCCCATGCCAGTAATGCCTCGGCATCAATGCCTTTCTTTTTCTTTTTCTTGCGCTTTAGCCACGGTGGTTTGCCGCCAAGTTGTTGGATAATGTAATCGAGCCGCCATTCCATCGGCGGATTACTTTGAAAATGATCGAGCCACAAATTGAATTCGTCTGAATCAAGTTCAGTTAAGACTTGTTTGACTGGTTTTCCGAGTTCTCTAGCAATGAGGCAACATATTTCGCATTCTTCACTTCCAAAAAACGGCCACCTTCCTTTTCATTTGATGGAAGGTTGATGTTCTTTGCTTCGGTGACAATCTCTTCGGCGAAACTTGGATCAAGGCCGGATACTTCGATGATTTCTGTATCGTTGAAAAGACGTTTGCCGTGCTCGTCTGAAAAAGAAAACAACAGAATGAACGTCAGTAGTTGTGGTGACTCGGCCTTCGCCATGTTGGCAATCGTTAGCCGTTCATCGAGTGACCATTTTCGGAGATGAACAACACCTCGGCTCGTGGTCACTTCCACGGCCTTTGCCACAAACGATTTTATTTGATCTTTCGTCAACATTACGAGCCTGCCGTTACTGTTGGAATCGAATCAACACGGAAGGTTGCGGTTGCGACCACGAGGCCATCGGCGTCATCGACATTGAAATTGTGTTCAAACATTGTGATTTGGAACGTGATATTTCCAGACGTTTCGAGATCAATCAAAGCCCATTTTTGAACGGCCTTGATGGCTTCGAGTGTGGCAAACTGTGCCGCCGAAAAGTAGTATTCGACACTCACATTGCCCGGATTTGGCAAACCGAGAAGGGCCTTGACCAAACTTGCATCGAGGGTTTTGTATTCGACCACCGGATATTTCACGCCATCAATTGAAATTGAAATGATGTCCGTGATTGCTGTTCCGGCTGGATTGCTGTTCCCATACTTAAAACCGAAATTCTTACCTAATGTTGGCATAGTTCTCCGTGATGTTCAAAAGATCAATACAGTATTTAGCCACGATCAAACCAAACTGAATAAGAATGTGTTTCAGAAAAAGTTTCAGGATCATCAGGGTTTGGATTGCTCGCAATTTCCTGAACAGTAATTGATTTCAGGTTGCCGCTCGTGTGGTTGTGCAAAAGGGTTTCGAGCGCATCCATCAAGTCACGCAAATCATTTTCGTCTTTGGTCATACCTGTTATAGAAACCTGATATTGGACCAAATCCACAGACTGCCCACCGAGCACAACCGGCCGATAAATTCCCGACACCTGATACACGAGGCACGGCAAGGCCGTATCTTGTGGGCTTTGTCCATGTGGGAAAATCCGATCATCAATGATGTCTGTGATTTCATCTTCTGACAAAATCAATTCGACCAACTCTTGCTCCATAGTTTTTTAATTTCCTGAGATACAGTGTCTAGCATGATCCGATTTGCAGACGGCCATTTTTGATTGAATGAACTTAACAGAAAACTTTTCGCTGGCATGGTTCCTCGGCCAGTTCTTACCTTTGTTCCAAACTCGTACAACCACCACATTTTCCACGGCCTGCGCCATCGTGGCTGGCCTTTTCTTCGGCCTCGTGACAAGGTTCCAAACTGATAATTTTTATTTCTGTCTGGGCCGATCTTGCCAACAATTTCATCAATCTTCTTCCAGAAAAAAACCTTCGATGTGATGGATTTCTTTAATGATCCAGTGGCACCATACGGGGCCGAGCCGCCGCCACGTTTCTTTCTTGATTTAGTTGGCAACTTGGAAATCATTGCCTTGCGGAAAATCGTGGCACCTTTCTTCGTGGCCTTACGCAAAATCTTGTTACGCAACGATTTCTTAAGATTTTCGAGTACCTTGCGTGGCTCTTTCTTCCATTTAAGTTCAATTACCTTTGGCATTCAATTCACCGTAACGCAAAAACAAATCTCTTCGTTCTCATCAACATGCACGCCTTCAATCAGATAAACTGTGTTGCCATCTTGAAACCGATCAACAGACCGAACACCTGGAGTACCACGTACAGAAACCCGAACGGACACCACCGATTTCAGGTTGCCTTCAATCACTCTTTCCTCGCCACGGGGTTTTGAAAGCATACACCACAGATAGCCGTTATCTGTGTAGGTGGCTTCCACTGCGCCACGAACATTAGGCTCGCTGTTGGAATGAACTTTCCACAGTAATCGTGTGTCATATTGTCCCGGATTAGGCATCGTTTAGGTCTCCAATTGTGCCAAGTGAAAACATCCGGCAGGCTTCTAAAAATCTGGTTGTGTTTTCTGGGCCAACACGGTTTTCAAAGTAGTCAGTTGCACGAGCCGCTATCAGACTGATTGCAAATTTTGGAATGCTATCGGCCGAGGTGTAACCGGCCTCGAAGGTCACTGAAATACGGGGCTTGATGTAGGGGCTTAGTGCCGGAAATCGCCGAGGATAAATGGTCACAATGGCTGATTTCAAATTCACGTCATACTGATCGGTGGCCAAAGTTGTGGCCACGCCATCGGCGTCACGGTAACTGATACTCGTGATAGATCGCACCGGGTTTTTTTGAATGTAAATGATGCTTGGCCAATCTTGCAAATGAAGTTTGACCGTTTGTGGCATCAAGTAATGACCGGTGATTTTCTCAAATTCAGACCGGGCCGAGGCAATACAAGTGGCCACGATGTTGTTTTCGGTGTTGCCGTTTAATCGCAACCACGAGGAAAGGTATTCGACCGAAACCGGCTCGGCTGTTGGGGCTGTTGAAATTTCGTATGAACTGTTCACGTTTTATTTATGGCCCATTAACACAAAAACCCCGGCCAATTGCTTGGCCGAGGTTTTGGTTCAGACATGGTACTATTGATTAAGTTCCAGTTACGCTTGTCAGATATTTGACCGCTGCCGTATCACCCATGTATCGGGCATCGGCATCCATCGACACCACATACTTGATTTGATTGCTGGTTGCCAATGTGTATTCATCACGAACGAACGTAAGTGAGTTTACAAAACGAATACCGAAGGCAGATAAGTCACCGAAAACTAAAGGACGGTGTGAATTTGAAGTACCGGCGTCGGCACTGGTTGTCAAAATTACTGGGTAGCCGAGCAATCTCAAAGGATAACCGTCCGTCAAATTGCCATTCAATAATGGTCTGCCAGTTTCATCTTCAACTCCTTCAATCAGTGACCAATATGTAGGCGAACAAACCCATGCACACTTCGGCGATTGTCGGTAAGCAATATCTACAGAATCTTTCAAGGCTCGGAGTTTTGCCGCCGTTGGGCCGGTTGTGATTCCCACAGTTACGTTTGAATTGGTTGCACCATAGATCAACCCTTGTGGCTTACCTGAGTTATTGCCTGCAATGAAATCGGCTTCCATGCTACGGGCAATAACCTTTAGCATTTGTTCACGAAGCCGACCAGCAATATCGTAACCGCTATCTCTTTCAAGTTGACGGCTTGTGACGAAATATGCGCCATAGCTGTAGCTGCCGAAATCAGTTCCGGTGATTGTGGCTGCCTTTTCGACAAATGAATTTTCACCGGACGAAGTTGATTCTGCCGTGATTCCAACTGACAACGATGTCGTGTTGATCTTTGGAACGTGGTGAGTTCTGCCGTGCGGAGTGTTTTCGACACTCACATACTTTTCGATAGGGCAATACCATTTCAGAACTTCGGCGATTGTGTCCGACCATGTTTCCGGCACAGTGGTGGCACCGGCATTTGATCCGGCAATACTGTGCGAGGCACGCAACGAAAGTTGAATTTGTCCATCAAGTGGACTAAACCCGGCTCGTTCACAAAGAGCACGGCTCGAAGAAGAAACATCTTTTCTGGCCCATGCGTTTAGGGCTTGATCGAATTCACGAGCAGACAACTTGTTGTCAAAGTTGTAGGAACGTGCCGATGTCTGAACAGGCTTTTCTACAACTTGTTTCAACGAGGCTTCAACGGTTTCAAGTTTTTCCTCTCTGACAGAGTTTTCAATCTGTGAGTCGAAGGCATCAACTTGACGCATCAAATCGTCTACTTGATTCTTTTCCTCGTCAGTGATTTGACGGTTTTCTGATTTGTGATTTGCCCAGATTTTTTTAGCTTGTGCGAACGTCTCGGCTCGTTGCGATTTAAGTTCATGTGACTTCATGCCGGTATCTAGTCCGGCATTTTTCGATTTTTATTCGCCTTGCCACATTTTTTCGGCAAGTTGCAATCTTAATTCAGTTGAAACTTCCTCTTCCCTGAGACTGACAGAACTGGTTTTGTGAACCGCGAGCCTTGCAAGTGAGATTTCATCCACGCCACCGAGTTCGGTGATTTCTCGATGTTCACGAGCACCGATCTTTTTTGATTGGAATTTCGTCAAGCCATAGGCAAATTGGATACTTGAACCACGGTATAGTTTTTGGCTTACCTGAATTTCAGCATCACGAGCCGCCGTGGTCTGATTAACTGGGGCTTCCCAGTAAAGCCCCGTTTCATCTTCTTTCAATGTCAATGTGCCTGAATCAGTCGAGGCCAAAACGTCATAATCGTGGTGGCGTATGCGCAATTCCACAACATCACCACGATCAATGAATGACCGTGCCGAACCTTTGGCGAAACTCTCGTAAAAGGTTTTGCCATATTCGGACACAAGCACCGGTGTATTCCACCTGAAGGCATAACCGTGGAAATACTTTTGGTTGTTTTCTTCTCTCAGTGATACGCCTTCAATTTCTCTTTTACTGGTTTGGTTGTTCATCGGTCTCCACTGGTTGTTGTTCAATTGGCTTTTCTTTTGGCAATGGTTCAAGACCGAAATAGAAGTCACGGACTTCATCCTCGGTCATAATCCGCTTGTCCACATATGTAGCCAAAATCTCTGCAAGATATTGACTCTGAACATCTGACAAATCAAACTCTGCAAAATATCCGTCTTGTTGTTCTGAGTCGGTGAACATCTTGAAATTCACTTCTTCTTCAATTGCAGTCATGTAATTTTTCAGGCATCCATTGACGTGATTGTAAGTTAGCTGTTCGATGTTCCCACCTGGACGTGAACCGGCCTCGATGCCGATCATTGATGGATCAACTCTGAAGTAAGAACAGATTTGAACAGCATTTGTTTTCCGGCTTGCATCTAGCTCGTTGGCGTGATTGTCTAGCTGACTTGCCGTATCTGGTTTCACGCCATCCGGCAAACCAATATCACGCCATGTTTTTTCCACACCGGTATAGGCTTGCAACGAATCCATGTATTTGTTTATCTCATCTTGTGGATAACCAATCGGGAACGAGAAAAATCTTCCCGGCCTTGCGCCATTATTGAAATAAGAGGCCAAAAAGATTTCCGAGGCAAACGCCGTTGCCAGTGTTTGACGGGCTGCATCAATGATCTTGATTGCTTTTGATCCATCACGGCTGACACCTGGACAATACAAAACCTGATTATCGTTCAGAATTTCGTAACCATCAAACTGACCATTGGAATTAAAC